AGAACTCGTCAGGATAGTAAAATGCTTCTATTCCTGCTCCAAACTCTTCAACGGATAAAATTTCTGCATACTTAATATTATCCGCATAGAAAGGTGTTGGTTCAGCACCTGTTGGGTTCTCTGATACATTGATTAATCCGTTCCAAGCAACTCCTAAAGGATACGCTCCTTGAGTATCTACTGGATATAACACGCCTTGCTCTACTCCGGTTTCAAATTTCTTCTCTCCAGATTTGTCCCATTCTAATTTAGCCATTATAAGCCTCCTTAATAATATAGATCATAGACAAAGTGATTCAGACCGTCAGTTATGTATGGTGTACCAGGACTGCAATAAGGCAGTAATGAAATAGCATCCGGAATTTCAGAGTCTGGGTCTTTGTCTATGATTGTTAATTTATATAACTTCTTCTTGTTATATATACTGTTATTTGCAAACTTATTGCTTGCTCCGCCTAAATGGTATACAACGCATGGGTACTTCATTTTTATGTTTACTGTTGGCTGGAAATATACATTAGTTACTCCCGACACATCAATAATTAATTGGTTTAGATCATATCTTTTAGACATTATATAATCCTCCTATTTGTAATACTAATCTTGGCGGTTCCACCGAGATCGAATTCACTGTCCATTTACTACCCATCCATATAACATATTTCATGTTATTAATATTACTTAACGCGAAGTCATCCGCTACGAATGAAAGTTTATTACTAATATTCATATCACGATTGATTTCGCCACTGCTTTCCTGTTTAACCGTATTACGGAAGATATCAATGGAATAGTTGATCTCAGTGATATCTTCAGAATATACGCCAGGTGCGGTTTCGGTCATAACTCCAAAACCTATAGCGCCAAAGAATTTTGGCATAGTACACCTCCATTATATTTAGCCAGCAGCTTGTTCTTTCTCTACTACAATAGCAGATTTAATCTTATTTAAAGCACCAGAACATCTAGTCTCAATTAAGTACTTATGTTGGTTAAAGTCAAGATCGAACCCATCAAACATAGAAACTTGTCCACCAGCATTAGTACCACTAGTGTAATCTCTTAAGTTAACGATAATACATAATAGATCATAAGTCTTAGTATCATGTATTTGAGTCTGTCCTTCAAATACTTCGACATCAATGATAGATTTAACACCAATAAATGATGCAATTTCAGATAAAGATCTGAATCTATATTGTCCATTATTATCTTTTAGTAATTTCCAGTTAGCAATATTAGCTCTTGTAGTGTAAAGAGTTGGGTTACCACTACCCTTGTACCTATCCATAGCTCTGATAATTGCTTCCAATTCAGCTACCCCAGAAACCGTGTTCTCAAGTCTAACTTTAAGAGCATATACATCATTATCTGAATAAATAGGTCTAATCTTATCTTCTTTGATTTTATCAGGTGCGTCAAACGCTCTACCATCACCAATTAGAATAGCTCTAGCAAGTTCCTCGTCTAACATTAATCTCATTTCAGCATACATAAATGAAACAACGTTTAAATCAACGATGTCAATAATATCATCTCTGTCTAACTTTTGTTTCTTATATAGAGTTGTTGGATCTGTGGTTCTCTTGAATATCGGAAACACTTCTTCCATTTTCTCATTACCAGTAATGTAACCTTTAGCTCTTGCGTCATCTTGAGTAATATCTGCATACACACTCTTAATTCTAGCAAACGGAGCTTTATGTATACTACCTAAAACGCCAGAAACCCACTCAGATCTTCTCTTATCAAACTCAGGAGTATTTCCTCTAGCATTCTTAGCATCTGGGAATAATACATCAATGTTATCAATACCATAAGTTCCAGCATGAGCAAGTATAGCTTTCTTTAATGATCCTGCAGAAATAGCAGCTTCCCAAATTCCTTTTACTTCGCTATGAGATAATACAGTACCTCTTGCTATGTCTTTCTTATCAAATATGTTTTTCTTCATGTGCTCATCTCCTCCATGTTGGATATTTTCATCCATAGTATTGGCTAACATTGCGTAAACTACATCTTTTTCTTGATCATTCATTCCGTCAAATATCTCTTTAAGAGTCTTCTCAGCATGCGTGATTTCTTTTTTGTCTTCTTTTTTGTCTTCTTCCTTATTTTCATCCTTCGCAGAATGTTCTAATTCTGTAAGTGATATATCACTATCAGTATAGATGACAAATTGATTCTTTAAAATTTCTTCTGAACCATCAGCATGTGCAATAATCACATCATCAATTACAGCACCTGGATTTGCGCCAGATATAACTAAACTTACTTCTTTAATTGACCCATGCATAACATCTTCACCGTTAAGTTTAACGTCCTTAGCATAGATAGACATTGCTGAAATATCTTTATTCTCAACTAACTTTCGCGCATTAGTACCAGCAGTTGTATTATTAAATAAAGCATAACCATATACACCATCGTCCTTATGCACTAATATTACATGTCCTAAGATATTATCTACAGAATTATGCATATGTTGCCATACTAAAGGTACTTGGACCCCATCTTGATGTGCAAATGCACCATCTTTAATAGTTTTTCCATCACTACATTTTATGTTATTTTTTGTTACGTAACCAGAAAAGTTATACTTCATTTTTTTTGTCCCCTTTCGACTTTTTAAATTCCTTCTCTCCACTATCATCTTCGCTTTGGTTTAAATTCTTATTCCTTAACTCATCAGCTTTAGGGTCTTTAGAAGGCATGAACCCGATGATACCTCTTACATCATTTGATGATAGTACTTCATTTCTTGTAAACTTGTCAGCAATGTTTGCTAATTCACTTACTGGAACTAACTTGAATGGATCCCTAAAACTCATAAGTGACTGGCGTTGTGTTCTAGCAGTCTTTGTTAAGAATCTTACTTTCATTGGATCAATAACGCTAGCCAATAGTGGCTCAATAGTACGATTATAATAGTTAAGCATAGTGGCTTCATCAGCTGTCCCATCAAATATACCCTCAGCTAAACCTAATTGGCTATATAGCATACTCATTAAGTATTCGATTTGAGGCAATAAGTTGTTCTCAACTGCTCTATTCAATTGTATTATTCTCTCTGTTCCATCAACATAGGCTATACCATACTTACCACCCATTAATTGCATCTCTATATCTTTTACTCTTTTATCAGCTTCACGTCTTTTAGCTTCCGACTTAATTACGTACGGTAACTGAACTATTAAATCTAGTTTACCCGAACCAGATGCTTCGTCGATTGAGTCTAGTAGATTAAGTTTGCTAATAAGACGTTGGAGCGTAGAGTTTGGTTCATTCATCACTGCATATAGTGGGTTATCCACTATAACAACTGATTTTTTAGGTAATACTAATTCTTCTCTCAAACCAGTTTTTCGGTTATAGACTTTCAATCTCACATGTTCTGGGAAATACTCTAATATTTCACCAACACGTAAAGTATCTATTCTAAACCCTGTAGATTGTGAAGGGTCTAGATCGGCGTCTACTGGAACTATAGCAACTTGTCCCTCGTCAAACAATGATAGCATTACATCTTGCATAAATGCTCTTCCTGCCTGATCTATGTTGGCTTCAAGGTTTAGTGCTCGGTTTAATCCGGAGTCAATAGTTTCTTCATACCTCCCATTTTGATCAACTCGAACATGTTTAATACTTATTGCTGACACATCCATCGCTAATTTATTATAGATAGGTAGCACTACTGATTTAACACTCGTATTAATCATAGCATACCGATCCGGTCTGTATGACGTACCTACACCATAGTTAGTCCCTGCCGTCGACTGTTTATTAGAGATGAAAGCATTATAGGCGTGTTTGATTCTATTAGCCACACTTATTCGCATAATTCACTCCTTTACTCAAACGATTCTTTGTTGAGTTTGTATACAACCCATGCATCTATAAGGGCTGCCACTGAGTCAACCTTCTGTTCGCTTCGTTTCTTCCATAATTTACGATTACCATTAGTATCCTCTAGAGTTATTGCATTACCCATAGTGAAAGACATAAGTTCTTGATCAAAGATCAGCATTCTTTCTTCAGCTAATGTTTTTATTTCACCTAAAGGTACCGATTCAGTTTTCGCACCTTGTATTACTTTTTCTACTCCAAATTCTCCATTTTCAAGAATCCATCGTGTTATAAATTCTTTAGCGTTATATGGATCATACCCAAAACTTCTAATATCATATCCAACATCTAAGATAAAATTATCTACATCTTCGTAAACTTCCATCATGTCTAATACGGTACACTCGAGTACTATTAAACTACCTTCTTTTATGAACTCATCATATTTTATACGAAGTGCTCCAGGTAATTTCTTTAATGTTAACGATGATATGTAACAACGCGTCTTAATTCCAAATTTGTCACCTCTAAGAGGGAACATAAATGTGAATGCACAGAAGTCATCACCTTGAGAGAAGTCAGCTCCAAGTGCGCATGGTAAAGACCAGAAATCTCTAGGCCTATGCGGTATAGTATCTTCGTATGTGAAGAAATATGTAAATCCTTCCATCGGAATACCAAATCTTTTAGCTAATATATCATTACGAGTCGCTGGTGCCTTCTCTGCACGCTCAACGTCTAATTGATACGTTTCATATGTTACTGTTTTACCTAAATTAGGATTAGCTTTAAGCCACATAGATGGATCATTAACTTCTTGGATGTCATCTAATCGGTAATACCATATAGATACATGTGGATTAATGTAATCGCCGCGAAGAATATCCATAAGTTCCATCTTAATGGTATCGCCACTACTGTTACGTACTGTTCCTTCCGAACTCATTGCTACAATTAAATAGTCTTCTAGCTTGGAAGCGCCCTGCTCTATAGCACCTATTACATCTTCACGAATATCGCCAGAAAGCCATTCGTCAACAGTGGATACCTTAGGTCTTAAACCTTGTAACTTATCTATACTCATAGGACGAACCTCAAGTAATGATCCAGTTAAGAAGTTCTCAATACCTCTTTTAGTAGATACTAATTTAGCTCTATTAGCTCTATTACCTGTGGTATTTTGTAATGAACCCTCTGTTAAAAACTTAAATAACGGACCACGCGCTCTAACTATCGATGTGCGTATTGGTGACATTACTTCTTCGGCTTGTTTCATTGTTGGACCTGTTGTTATTTGATGTGTTGTATCCGTGTCAACATTCATATGGAAATTTTGTATAAAAGAACCATATATTGATTTAGCTGCACCACGAGCCACTATTAAATATTGTTTAGTTATTAAACGCTTCTTAATAGTTCGCTGTTCGTATGTTCCGCCATGATCATCCTTGGATGGTACATAAATACTTCGTTCAACAAAGTAATACCAACCATATATTTGTTCACCCCATAGTTTAAAGGTGTCTAACAAGTGTACTTCTGATCCATCAGTTAATGTTAATTCATTTTCGCAATACAATATCCAACCCTCAACAGCTTCGTCATCATAGTATACACCCGGATTGCTTATTAGATCATCAACACGATTCATCTCCATCTCAATTTCTTTACAAATTGGTATTTCACGATTCAGTACTTGTTGTCTAAAATGGTCGTAATATTTAGGTGTAGCAGTGTTAGATAAACTCATAATTTATTCCTTATCCTTTTTTACCGGTTGTACATTTAATGCTCTAGCTACACCTTGCGTCATTGCCGCCGCTACATATTTTTTAGCAGTTTGTTTTGCTGCAGCCACTATTATCTCATCAACTAATTTCTTACCCATACTCTTCTCAGGTTTAGTCATTTGAGAATATGTTCGTTCAAGTTGCATTCTACCTATTCTAGTGCGTAGTTCAGTATCGGACATCGCTCGAATACTAGCCCCTCTATTACCATCTGATGAACCTTTATGTGTCCCCCATTTCATACCTTTGGTTCCAAAATGAGATATAACATGTCTACCCAAGATCATCGCCTCCTTCCGCTTGAACATTTATTTTCCACTCCAATTCAAGTAAGTTTCGCTCCATCGAAGCTATAACAAATGATGTTTGTGGAGGGTCAAATATAAGTTGTGTTTTAATTGCAATATAACTTTTAACACCTTCTAACTGTTTAGAAGTAACTAATAGTTCATCCCAATTATTTGATTTATCTGTTATTTTGTATCCTGACTCAGTACCTACCCCAAGTAAGTCTAATGACATTAACGCTGTGTTGATAATCATTATAATGTTTACATCATAGTACTCATTTGATTCATCAATATTTATTACTTTTTTAATTGATGTGAGTATGCTGTTCATACTACACCTTCTCTAAGAAACACGACATTATTACACCTGTTTGACCATCCATTGTTATAACTGGTGTCCATCCTTCGTCCTCGTCACCAACTTTATTGACTGGAATATTTCTTCTTATCGTCATTATTGGTGCACCACCAGGGCTTTCTCTAAGATATACTTTATCACAGTTCACTACTTGCATCCTAACCGGTTTATCAATTTTATTTAGGCTATTAAAAATGCCCTTACCAGTAGGATTGTTTTTAGACATACTAGCGTCTCTATCTTTATTACTCATAATATCCTCCTTTTACGTACGCCATGGGATCGTGTCATTACGAGTCCTCTCAACTGGCAGTCTTGACAATTTGTTATCATCCCCAAAATGGATTGCACTATGGGTTGATTTGGTTGTTGATATAAGAAAGTTCGGATCAAATATATGGTCCTCACCGTTCTCAATGTCTTCTAAAGATATAGGATTCATATGATGTACAACTATGGAGTCATATATTTCAAATCCATCGACTCCTAGATCACATCCTCGATCTCTTTGTATCACAATATCTCGCGCGCGCTTCCAGCGTCGTGATCGGTAAAGTGCTTGATTGATGTATCTGTTATGTCCAAAGGTTTCTGAACCTACAACATCTGTTAGTTTCAAATATTGATATCGTTCATCAAATGTACATAAACTTTTTAACATTCTATAAGATCTAATCTTCACTATCTTTTTCCTCGTTCCCAGTACCACTGTATGAACGCATAGCAGTTAATGCTTCCTTGAATAATTCCTCCACTCTTTTACCAGATTTAATACTTTCCGTTTTAGCTTGTAATAATTCCTTTTTAGAACGAAGAATATCTTTTTCAAGCTCTTCACGTTCTGAAGATCGGTTGAGGAAATAACTCATTGTCTGCGATGAAGCCGTACCATCTTGTAATTGACGTCTAGCGAGATCAATTGTTAAATTAATGAGTTCGTTTTCTACTGCTTCTGGTGTAGTAGTCCTCCTCTTCTTTGGTTGCATTTTTACCATAGTTAATTCTCCTTTAATATGTGTTAATATAT